GCTGCAGCGTCTGCGTCATCTAATAAGGCTTTACCTGCACTTGTTAAATCATAAGTTCCTGCAGTGCCACTACCTGTAAATTGTATGCCTTTGTCAGCAGCAGATGTTAGTCCTGCAAGAGCATCTAAATCAGCGTCATGAGCTTGTACATTTGAACCAATAGCTAATCCTAAATTTGTTCTTGCTGTTGATGCACTATCAACATCTGATAGGTTATTACTAGCACTTAAAAATCCACTTGCTGTAAACGCAGCTTGTGTCCATACAGAACCACTCCAAACAAATAATTGATTTGATGATGTATTAAAATATAACGCACCTGTTACTAAAGCGTCACCATCATTGTCAACTGTTGGTGCTGATGACTTTTCACCTAAATATATATCTGTAAAACTATCTAATGATGCAGCAGCAGAAGCAGCACTTGCAGCCGAAGCAATGTTGGAATTTTCACTAGCAGTAGCAGAAGTTGCGGCAGAAGTTGCCGAAGTTGCAGCAGCAGAGGCTGATGCAGCCGCAGAAGTTGCTGAACCTAATATACTATCAACATAAGATTTACTTGTTGCGTCACCTGTGTTTGTTGGTGTAGCAAGATTTGTCACTTTATTGCTATCTGCATTAATGTCACCTGACATTGTACCACCACTTAAATTAAGTTTTAGTGCGTCTGCTGTATCTACATAAGTTTTTGTTGTAGCGTCATTTGCAGATGATGGTGCTTTTAATCCGCTAACAGTATTAGAATTAGCGTTTATATCACCTGTCATAGTACCACCAGCAAGAGGTAGTTTAGTAGCTATTGAATTTGTTACAGTTGTTGAGAAACTAGCGTCATCACCTAATGCTGCAGCTAATTCGTTAAGAGTATCTAATGTTGCAGGTGCGGAGTCAACCAATGCTGATACTTCGGTGTCAACATAGTTTTTAGTAGCTGCATCTGTAGGATTAGAGGGCGTGGCAAGTCCTGTAATTGTTAGTGAGGTTGTACTATCCATATCAAGTGTGCCATTTATGGTCACATTGTTAAATGTTGATGTACCACTTGACGCTGTAATATTTCCTGTAACATCACCTGTTACATTTCCTGTTACATTTCCTGTTACATTACCAGTTAGGTTGCCTGTGACATTTCCTGTTACATTACCTGTGATATCTCCAGCAAAGTTTGTATTAGCAGTAATAACTGTACCTGTAATAGCTGCAGGAGTATTTGCACCTATAACGCCATCTATATTACCACCTGATATTGTTACAGTAGAACCTAAGTTAGCAGTAGACGAAGCTGATAAAGTAGAGAAAGCTCCTGTGCTTGCACTAGACGCACCAATAGGTGTTCCATCTATTGCACCACCATTGATGTCTGCTTTAGCTATAGTAACAGCTCCTGTGCCGTTAGGAGTAAGGTTTAGGTCACCATTAGTATCTAAAGTAACAATAGTGTTACCATCTAGGTGTAAATTGTCTATTTTAAGAGTAGATAATACTTCATTGCCTAAATTAAGATCGGCAAGTTGTGACATAAGTTCACGAATAGCATTATTAATATTAGATGGTGCTGTACCTTCAGCAATACTAATACTATTTAGGTCAGTATTATTTGCTGCGGTTGCATCAAACTGTGATATTTTCGTTTTTGCCATGTTTTACTCCTAGTTATTTTCTTCTTCTATTGCTCTAGCTTCCAATAGAGTTAAATCCGTTAAAGGTCTTTTTAAAATTCCTGTTGTATCAGAAACACCTTGTCTTATATTTTCTGGTATTGCGTCTAATAAACCTGTTACTTGTGGTGGTGGTGACATTTGATTAACAGTACCAGCAATTCTACCTGCTAAATTACTTGCTTCACCCATTAATCTTGGACTTGACGCTGCTAATAAACCTAATGCTGGTGCAGTTAAACCAGCTGAAACTCCATAAAGACCAGTCAAACCTGCACCAGCACCTCTAAAACCTAAAGGCGTTGGACTTTGCAAGACAAGACCAGCTGCAGCAGCTTGTAATTCTCCTGCAGTATCAAATTGTTTTAATGTGTTTAATCTTGAGCCAAAATTTGTATTTTGATTATTTCTTAATGTTTGAAATAATTTTCTTGATAATTGGTCTATTGATGCCTTGTTATTTACTGCAAATGCTTTCATAAGTTCTTTTTCTAGTTGATGAGCTTGTTCATAAACCGCCATTACATCTGCATACGCTGGTTCTATTTCAACAATTTTATTTTTAATTTTGTTTCTTGTTTGAGCAATTAAACTTTCTGTATAATTACCTAATTCACCTGCTGCTCTTGAAGGATATAAGTCGTCAATCATTCCTTTTAATACATCTAAAGACTCTACAGTATGAAAATTTGGATTTGACCTAAATTCTTTTAATAAATCTTTTATATCATTAATTGCAGTAATACCTTTTTCATTTCTAAGCATATCTATACCTTTTTCTGGTATCTTATCTACTCTTGGACTTACTGGTAAATCGCTTGGTATTATTCTTTCTTTAGGTTTATTTTTACCTTTAAAAGTTGTAGATTCATCTAAATTTTTTATTATATCATCTATTATTTTGTTAAATTCAGGTTGAGGTATTGTTTTTGTACCTAGTAATAGTGAACCCATACCTTCTTTATAATTTGCTTGTTTTAAATCTTTATGCTGTTTTAATTTTAATTTAAGTAAATCTGCCATATTTTCGTAAGCGTTTGGATTTTGGTTTCTCATGTTTTCAGTTAAAACTTTTTGATTTTTACCTCCTTCACGACCAGCTTGATAACTTATTCTTAATGCGTCACCACCTACCCCTGATGGAAAACCAAGAATATCTGGTGTTTTATTAATTGCACCTTTTGCAATATTTTTTACACCTGTAGCAGAGGCAATAAGAGGGTCAATCAAATTACTTTTTTGTGCTAAATTATTTAATTTTTCAGCGTGTTTTGCAAGTGATGGTATTTTAGCTGCTCCACTTGCTCCAGCAGTAAATATCATACTTACATCTGCAAGAAAACCAGCAGGGTCTGTTACCATTGTTTTTCTTAAACCTGTTAATGAACCATATCTATTTTTAAAAAAATTACCTAATTCAATAGCTAAATCTTGATCGTCTGATTTATATACATAATCTGGAATTACTAACTCTAATACACCTTTACCTAATTTATAAACGCTTGTTGCGGTTTGTATTGGGTGTAAAACTATATTACTATAATCTACTGCTAATTGACCAAAAGATTCAGGCATATTTTGTATGCTTCTTTTAAAATCTTCAAAATGACCTTTTGACACAAAATATCCATTAGGTGCTTTGTTATTTTTAGATAATTTTAATACTTGTAATAATGCTTCTCTTTCTTCATTAGAGTTAAATCCATTTTTGTTATCTTTATCTAATGTTCCATATTTTTTTTCCCAACTATCAGGAACATATATAACTACTTTTTTCTTTGTTTTGTTATTAACTAAAAATCTTTTTTTCATGTTTTTGCCTTTTAAGCTGGGGGTAATAGAGGATATGTTTCATCTAACTCAGTATTTATGCTATATTTTTCATCAGCTTCTTTAAATAATGTATTATACATATCATCAACAGTATCAAATGTTTCAAATGTTCTAAATTGGTCTGTTTGTCTTTGGTTCTTTATCGTTTTATTAAAAGTTCTAACTTGTGCATTATAGCTATTCCAACTTCTCTCAAAAATATCTCTAATTAATCTATCAACAACAGCTTTATCTCTAAATGCACCAGCTTCTCCACCTAAAGCCATTAAAACTCTTTCTGCGTCTTTTTCAGTCATTACACCACCACCAACAACTTCAAGTCTAAATCTACCTATTAAAGACTGTATTTGGTTTTCACTTAAACGACCTCTATATAATTTTTCTATATTATCTGCTTCTCGACCAGCAAAAGTTTGTAATTTAGATGTTATATTGCCAATAGAAAACGCAAGACCTTGTTGTGAACCTTCAACATTACTAGCATATTCTGCAAGAGCCTGTAATTTATTTCTATCAGCTATTAATTGGTCTTGTTGTTTTACTAAATCTGTTGCAGGTATAGTTGCTTTGCCAATTTCAGTAGTAGTTGTTGGTTTTAATTTTAAATCTTTATTTTTTTCTATAAATCCACTTAATGGTACCTGACGACCACTTGCATCAGTTATTAACCTTCTACCATCTTTCACAAAACTATCATATCTGTTACCATTCTGGTCAATAAAAGTCATAGGTTGAACTTCCCTACCCTCACCCACTCTATACAATGTTCCATCATTAAACAATTTTTGGTTAGGTGCAAATTGTGATTGTAATATTGATGTTGTTGCTCCACCTTTTATTGTTGTACCATCTGCTAATGTTACATCTTTATCTGATAAATTAGTAACACGCATTGGCTCTGTATCTACTGCAACAGGTTCAAAAATATTTATAGCTCCTTCTCCAAAGTATTTTTGAAAATCATCTGTTGGTCTATTAATATCATATTGAAATGCTTGATTTGGTTGAATTACTCTGCCATTAATAGTTATAGGATTTGCACTTGTGTTTCTAAAATCTTTAATGCTTATAGCTTTAGTTTGCTGATTTTCATTTTTATAAGGCTTTATTAACCCTTCATTATAAGCATTAACTATATTTTGATTTTGTGGGTCATAAAATGTATTTGAGTCTATATTAAAAGTACCATTAGGTTCAATAATTCGCCCACCTATATTTATTTGCTGAGATGATGTATTTTGAAATGTTTGAAAGCTTGGTTTTGTTTGTCTGTTATTTCCTAATAATTTTAATGCAACATCAGTTGGTAAATCAGTAGGTATGCCTCTAGCTTCAAATAATTGATTTAAAGCCTGTTTTTGTTTTTGTTGTTCATTCGCTTGTTTGTATGCCAACATAGGTGCAGCTAATCTTAAACCGCCTTGTGGTGTTGTAGAAGGAGCAGCTTGTTCTTGTAACGAAGCAGCAAAAGCTAATAAACTTTGACTGTCTAAATTACCTAATAGACCGCCTAAACCTTTCTTTTTTTCTTCTTCGTTTTGGTTTACTAACAAACTCATATTTTACTCCTAAAGACTTTTTAATATACTAAGTAAAGTTGCTGTATTTGATAAAGCCTGTGCATTTTTATTTTCATATATAGGTTTTGATTGTGTCATACCTGTTCCTGCAGCAGCATTAAGATTTCCTAAGAAAGTTCCTAATCTTTGTTGTGGTGCAGCTTGTAAAGCATCAAAACGAGCTTTATTAGCTTCAATCTGTCTTTGTGCTTGTTGTTGTCTATCTAAACCAACTGCTGCTAATCTTGCATAATCAGTAAAATCTTGGTTAGCAAGAGCAGGTACATTAGCTAACATAGCGTTTTGCCTTTGTCTTTCGTTTTCATAATTTTGCATTAATGGTTTTGCAAGTGAACGAGCTAATACATCTTGATTAGCACCAGAACCTAGACGACCTGCTCTACTAAAATAACCTTGTACATCTTGTGTGATTGGGTCTAATACAGCTTGTTTAAAATAAGGATTATTGCCTGATAAAAAATCACCACGCAACGTGCTTAAACCTAATGATTGACCTTCTCTTGTTATAGGGCTTCCAGATAATGCTCTATTCGTTTGCAAATTCATAGCCATTTGTTGTTCTGGACTAAAACCTGCTACTGTATTTTCTGGATAATAACCAAAACCAGTACCTGTACTATACAATCTTTGTGCTTCATTTGCTCCATAAGCTAATTGCGGTAATACATACGAAGGAGGCAACTGTGTTGTTGTCTGTACTCCTGTTTGCTCTGATCCACCTAAACTCATTATATACTCCTCATTGATATTGTACCTACTTCTTTATAATCTTTTACTTTTGACCACCCTTTGCGACCAATTATTTGTGCGTTTTTACAACCAATAGATTTTGCCCATTCGCAAATAGGTTGTTCCATTTCTTTTAATTCTTCTAAATCACCACCTGCTAACCAAAATCGTATAGATTTAAAGTTAGGGTATGTTACTATCTCCGTAACACAAGCACTCTTTTGACCAGTCCAAAGTTGTGCATCACCTCGTGCTATTGCATAGAATACATCTTTTTCGCTATGAGAATCAATACCTCTTTTTAATGCGTCTAAAATATACTGGCGTGACTTTAGCCACGATTGTTTATCCAATGATGACATAACTATAAACCTGACTATCTCCTGAGTTTTGATGAGCAACAACAAAAGAGCCATTATTAACAGTTTGCATGTAAAAATGATTTATATGTTGTGCAGCTCCAGATGAATGAGGCATAAATAATATAACACTATTTTCACCTACTCTTTCATCATTAACTGTAGTCGTTGTAGAATGTGCTATTGCTGTAAATTTACCAGTAGAATTTAAACCACCATCTATTGTGCGATTTACAATCTCTGCCACAAGTCTTGGGTCGCCACCCTGATAAGGTAATTTTCTAAACTGATTATCTACCATTTATCTTTTACCTGTTGTTTTTGCCTCTATTTCGACACCCTGAATATACTTCCAAGTGCCTGATACATTTAATCTTATTTTATGATACCTACCTTGATTTGACCTAACATTGCAATATCCATCATCATTTAATGAACTTGCTGTACCAAAACTATCTTCATCTACTTGTCTAAGTCTTGATGATACTTGTGCGGTAATACTAGGTGTAGTACCTCCTACTATTTCTACATAAGGTATGACATTGGTTATAACACTTGCTCGACCATTAGATGTATCTAAATCAGCAGTTTCTATAAGTGCTTCTTTATTTATACCACTAAACGTGTGTAACTTTTTATCTTTAGCACCACCAAATATAAATTGACCACCTATATATATTGATGAGTCAAGTGAGGCAGGCAAGCCATCAATTGATGTACTAATAGCGTCTAATTCTTCTAATGTATAATTAATAGTCATAAATGGTGATATAAGCTCACAATCTAATTCTGCATATGACCATCTTTGTAACGCATAATTATATATTAATAGTCTGTCAGGCGTATCATCATTAGAACTACCTGATGTATATGACCACACAACTATTTGTTCTGTAGGGTCAACAGCAGTAGATATTCTACCTTTGTTTCGTATAGTAAAATCATCAAAGAAAAAACGATTTACTTTTTCTGCACCTATTGGTGTACTTCTTTGTCCATCAAACTGATAAAATCCATCATCTGATAGATAAAATACAGTCTCACCAACATTTGCTACTGAGTTAGGATAGTTACAACCAAACCCTGTTTGCACTTTGTCAAATTGGAATATAAGTGGTGTACCAACGTAAGAGCCACGCACAATACCTCTTTCACACAATATAGTTGCAGATTCGCCACCAACAATACCTGTAATATCACCCATATCAAATATATCTTGTATATCAGATTGGTCTGTACCTATTGTCCAACCTGTGTGTGAAGCTAGAGCAGAAAAATAAACACGATTAGGATAAGCTGTACCGCCATATTTAACATTACCAGTAAATACAAAGTCACGAACAACCGCTATATGTTTAGCTGCAGGGCTACCAGATATGTCAGCAAATAATGAACTTGTACCATTATCATATACTTGTAGTACATTGTTGTGTCCTGATGCACCAATAACAAAACCACTAAAGTCTATAAACTTCCATATATCTTCATCACCTAATGATGTGTAGTTACCTGTTTTAGATATATTTGTTAAATTAGAGTTAGATTTAGTAAACTCATATAGTTTTGTTACATCACCTGCAAATATCTTAGGATCACCACTATCGTCTTTAGCTGCAAAGATACCTCTTAATCTATTGTCGGCAGCATTACTGTATTGCGATAAATCTTGTAAGCCACGATAACCTCGTGCAGCAGGAATAACATTTTTTGCAGTTGTCACTCCGCTAGTGTTATCAGGCTGGTCAGGCAACCATTCGCCAAAAGGTGTATTCATTGCCATTATTTATTCTCCATATACACTTCGCATTTCTAAACCAACACCATAACTACCTTTTTCATCATCTACTCTGATTTGTTGTAATATAGTTTGTATTAGTGCTTCATATTGTGTTGCTCTTTGTTCGTCTAACAAAAACGTATAAGCGTGAAATAAGCTCGTATAGAGGTATAAATCAGGATAGCGTGTCAATATAGTATTTGTAGTGTTACTGTCGCTGAGAGAGCTTACAGAGGCTTTATAGGTTAGTTCTATGTCGTATGTTGCGTCAGGTATAGGTGCTAAGAATAAATTATCACCGATAACACTATAAACTTTAGGACAGCCTGTAGCTGTTGTTGAATATTCTTTTTTAACTTGTAAAGGTGATAAATACCTTAATGTAATTCTTGGATTGTTCATAACTTTAACATTACGAATAGTACGCATATCGCTTGGCAAAGACACATAAGCATTATCTGCTGTAGTTGTCAGTGTTGTTCGTGTATCTTGTGAGCGTGTTTCTAATTCACGAGATATACGACTTTCAGCTAAATCAATAAAATCATCTATTTCATTTGTTAAATCATCTCGTGCTAAAAAATTAGCTATTGATGTTTTAAGTTCTGCGTAAGTAGATATTGCCATTATATATTTCCACCGCCTGTTCTAAAAAATTTGTTGTCTGGGTTGTTGAGCCATCTTGCCCATGCTTTTTTATTATGCTTTGGGTCTCCTAATTTTTCAACTAAATCAAAGTAAAGGTTAGCAGGTAGCTCGGCAACATGTTGTTGATGCTTTTGTGTATTGCCAGTTAAGCTATAAGGTTTGTAATCTATGCTCTTGTCTTTTGCTAACTTTAAAATATTGTCTGTGTTTTGTTCAACGGAAACATAATGTTGTCCGTCATTACCACCATGAAAATAAGTAGTTTTTTTCTGTATTGGGTCGTAATTTAAAATCTTTTTTGCCATTTTTATTCCTTGTAAAAAAGGGAGTAGGTTTCCCTACTCCCCATAAACACTATTAAGATGTGCTTAAGTCTGTGACCATAGCGTGAGCTTTAGGTGCTTTAGTAATGTAAGTCCACTCGGACACAATGCTAAATTTAGTTGCATCACCTGTAGGTGCTACATCTGAAACTGAGAACATTCTATTTGGTAAATGTCCAACTGCATAATAGTCAGAATCCATCAAGAATACTGTGTCATTTGGCATTTGTCTGTCAATAGTAACAGATAATTGACCAAAATCAGTTAGATATAAACTAACGCTACCAATGATTGCAGCTTCTTTTGGAGCTGTCATTGTTATTTGGTTAGTTGCAACTGAACCTGATGATAGGTCAGAAAAAGCTACTTTGTTAGCTGGTGAAACAACTAGAATATCTGGTTGTCCGCCATCTTCGTAAGCTAATTTCATTGCTGTATCAATTTTAGCAAGAGTTAGAGCTGCATTAGTACCTGCTTTGTCAGAT